GATAGAAGTGAACTCAATGCTAGAGGCTGCTGAGGCGAGTTCGATTGTTTCGATAAGTTCGTATGCCATAGTTAGCTCGCTATCCCGAATAGGTGGAAGGTTGTATCCGCTGGAAAAGTCGTGCCTCTAACTTCAATAGCGGTAAGTGCTGCTGTGTTTGCCCATCTTCCAGCAGTTGCTTCTGTAACCGAGGCGTTAGAGCTAATTCTAAGCAAACAAGACTTATGTTTATCTGTCGCAGAGTAATCCATAATTTGCAAAATGCTTACTCCTGCAACGCTTGAAGCGTATTGTGGGCCAATAACGGTGCCAGTTCCTGAAGCACTTGAAGCCCCAGCAGACCTTCCCGCCATTACTACTTTTGAATAATTTGAACCTGTATCTGAGTTGAATCTAAAATCTGCGTAACCCCAGCCCACAACCAACACCAAATCCCGATAGTCCTGACTGATGCTGCTGAAGGTAACTGACGAAGCACTAGAGGCTAGTGTGGTGCTGTCGAGCAAATCATAAGTGGGAGTAGCCATTTTATTTCACCCCGTAAATCGAGAAGCGTGAGCCAGTAGTAAATGTTGAGCCAAAGCCCTCAATTATGTCAATAGAAGTAACTGCGGCAGTATTCATCCAAAGACCAGAACCTAAACCTATTTCGACCTGTGATGCTCCGTGCATACTGCCCTGCAAAAGTCTAAATGTTGAATACTTGTTTGTGTCGGAAAAATCTAACAAGTCTCCAACCATTGCACCATAAGCATCTGCATCTGCTGTAGGGCCTGCAATTCTCCAAAGGTATGCCATAGAAGTAGCAGAAGTTCCTGCATCTGAGCTAACAGACGAGCCACTTCCAATTAGCTCGTGCCAAGAATAGTTAGAGCCAGTATCCGAATTAAACCTAAAACCCACTAGTGAGCTTGCTGCTGCTGCTCGGTTGCTTCTTGCAACAGCCCTAATCTGCAAGTGCTGATACCCTGCTGCCAAAGTGTCTAGCCCTGTAAAGGTTACTGAGGATGCAGCTGTTCCGAGGACTTGGGTTTCTAGTAGGTCGTATGCTGCTGCACCGCCAGCTGCTGCTGCTTGGCTATTGAGGATACCGAGAAGAATCAGGCTCATTATGCTCCTGTCACATTACCGATAATGCGGTAAGCATCGGTACCCACGCACACCACACTGGCTGCTGAATACTGGCCTCCGATTGTGTATGCCGTACCTGCTGTACCCCCACCATAAACAACCGTGGTTCCGGAGCTTTGCACGGTTACGGTGCCGGCACCATCCTGCAAGATGTCCACCCGGCCACCGGTCGAGAAGTCCGTGGAGTCTCCGACTGTAACGGTTACATCGGAAGCGGAAGTGAACTGGATAAGCTTGCCCTCATCTGCCGTGCCTATCGTGCGAGATGTAGTGGCATCGGTAACTATCGTGGTGGTGATTTGCGTATTGTCCACGGTGATACCAGAGCCAACTGCGGCCAAGTCCACATCGAGGGTCACATCCCCTGTCGTACCCCCACCGGTCAAAGCGGTGCCGGCCGTTACTGCGGTGATGTCTCCGGGGTTAGAGATGTTTGCCCAAGCCGTGCCATCGTAGAACTCGATTGCATCGGTGTCCTTGAGATAGGCAACCATTCCCTCCGCCACAAGAGTGCCGAGAGCGGTGGTGCGAGCAGTCGAGTCATCAAACACCATGATGCTCTGATCGACTGAATAACCCTGAAGATTTGCGGCTGTAAGTACTTCACCTGCGGTGAAAGTCTTGTATCCCAAACCTGCCATTATTTTCCTTACTAGAACCCTAGAGCGTTTCCTGAGTCCATTCTACCGAATACCGTGTCATCCAATACTAATGAGGTGAAGTCGAGTGTCGAGAAGCCGAATCGCATCCGATGCTTGGTTGGCTGAATCGAGTGATTGATTGCAATGATTTCCGCAAACTTCTCAATCGGGTCACCAACATCTCCCGGGGTGAACTTGACTTTCACCACATCACCCATTTCAAGCCCCAAGATGGTTGCCTTGTCTCCGGCCCCTAGGGTGTCGAGTATTACATCGACTTGCTGGAAGCGGAACTCTGGCTCTGAATACTTATTGGCATAAAAGTCTGCCACCGATTGAGCCGCATCGGTGGTGCTCATGAGCAGGTTGTCTTGAGTCAGATTGATAATGCCGTAATTTGTTTGCGAGTCACCTCGGCTTGCCGTGGCTGTCTCTCCGGTAATCTTTGAGCCAATGACAATTTCGTTATACAGAAGCTCTGAGCCGTATTGCACTGAAACGATTTGGAATGGAATGCCAGTGCCATCATCGGCGAGTGTTACTAGGTCGGTGCTAACCGGAGCAACTGTTCGATCTCGGTAAACCAAGTCACCGGCTTTACCGATGAATAATCTTCCGGGCTCCGATTGCTCGACTAGCTGAAGATAAGTAAGTGCGTTTGCATCTGCCTCAATAGTGTCTGCTCCGAGAGTCTGAGCTCCAGTATCTACATCTCTCTTGTCATTCGGCCAGTCCACCGATGGGTCATCGAGGATAGCATTGACTCTGGCACCTGAGGTCTGCTCTGTTTGCACTCCGCCTTCGAGGGTCTGGTTGTTTAGCTTTGTGAAACCATCCGAGGCAACCGCTTGAGCTGTTTGTTTTCCCTGCGGTTCGTAGTCGAGATTCCAGTCATCGACAATTCCAAAAAATGCGTATTCACCATCGATGCTCACCCTAATCTCACGGCGTGGAATGATGTTGCCGAAGTATGGAGATGCTTCATAGGTCGGGTCGAAGTAGCGATTGGTATTGTCGAATTTCACATTGCATGAGCCGGCTTGGAACTTGTCGAGCAGTCGAGACTTACCTCGGGAGATTGAGATGGTCTCCACATACTGGGTCACATCGACAAAGATGGTGCCGGCGAGAGTCCAGTCCGGATCATCGAGCTTTCCTGCTATCGGGTCATCGAGCGTGAGAAACGGCCCAATCGGAGAATCCGTTAGGTCGAATCCGACTTCTACAAGAACCGCCATTATGCCCTCGCAAAGACTTTGCCGGAGAGCTTCTCGTAACGGATTATCTCTTCGACAATCTGCTCGCCGATTCTCTGGCCATCTGCTCCCATACCGGCATTCACCGTGATGTTTATTGTGTTGCCACCAAACCCACCGGCTCGATCGAGTGGGATAACCGCCTCAGGCTTTCCGGCCTCGGCAAGATTAGCAAGCACACCACCGGGCTGTGGCATAACGATTCCACCATCGGCGAGCTGTGGAAGCTTGGGCAAATTCATGCCGCCAAATGTGTAAGAAGGGATGCCGAAGAATGGGATGCCCGGGATAGTGAAGCGAACCGAGTTGATTCCATCGATGAGCCTATTCAAGAATCCGAAGATGGTGTTTAGTGGAGCCTTTACTATGTCGATGAGCGAGCGAAATGTGTCTCGGATTCCATCGGCCATGTTCGTGAAGATGGTTCCGACCAGCTCGGCCATTGCCTTGAATGCATCTCCAATGAATCCGGAGATTGGTTGAACCACCTTCTCCCAGATAAATTTGATTATCTCAATCCATGCTTCGAATGCTGGTTTGATTATGCTGTTCCAGTAGAGCTCGAAGCCCTTGGCAAGAATCTTGAATGCGGCACTCATGAGGTGGAAGAGTGGCTCGGCAATGTTCTTGACCATCTGTACAATGATGTCGATTATGGCCTTGAAAATTGGCCAGAGCACCTCAGTCCAATAACTAGAGATTCCCTCGATTACGGCACCCCATACTGCCAGCATTCCATCGATGATGGGCTTCCAGTAGTCGTTATAGAACTGAGTTACGGCGGCAACTAGGTCATCGAATGTGCTCTTGAGGTAGGTCTCGTAGAACTCTCGCACGGCGGTGGTGACTGCCTCCCAAGTGTCTTGGAAGAAGGTGGTTTGAGTTGCCAGATAAACAATACCGGCGGCGAGTGCGGCTACCGCTACTGCCACGAGGTACATCGGATTAGCGGCCATGATTGCATTCAATACGGTCTGGACTGCAATCTGAATCTTCTCGGCCGCATAAAGAGCCTTGATAGCGATTGTGACTCCATTTATAGCCAGAGCGAATGCACCGAATACTCCAACGAATGTGGCGATTACCGGAAGGTACTTCTCAAAGAAGTCGAAGGCTTGGCGAACTGCCGGGTTGAAATTGTTTTGGAAGAAGTCCACCAAGACTTGAACTCCGGTTACGATGCCTTGGACTGCCATAGTTATCTTCGGAGCTAGTTCGGCCATAAAGTTACCGAGCCTTGGTATGAAGTCATCGATTATTGGAGTGAGGACATCGATGAGATCAAGCAGTGCCGGAGCTAATGCCGCACCAATCTCAAGCCCCACATCCTTGACTCGAGACTTGAGAAGGTCAAATTGAGCACTAAGAGATTCGAGTTGCTTATCAGCTACCTCTTGAGTGGTACCTCCAGCATTGCGTAGTTCGCTCTCGTAATTGCGAAGAGCATCACCATTCTCCAGAAGCAGAAGCAATCCGGCTCGAGCTTGCTTTGTAAATCCCAAATTGGCCAGAGTTGCAAGCTTTTGTTGCGTGGTCATCGGGCCTAGAACTTCGGTGAAATTATCCGCAATGTCTGCGAAGTTTCTCATGTTTCCGCTTGCATCGAATACGGAAAGACCGAGGGCTTCGAATTGTCCCGGTACTGCCTTGGCCCTATCAGACAAACCGAAGATGGTGTTGGTTAGCTGAGTACCTGCGAGCTCACCCTTCACACCGGCATCGGCGAATACGGCTAAAGCGGCCGCACCTTCTTCTACATCCTTGCCAACTGTTTTGAGGGCAGTACCGGCTTTGGTCGTTAGCGATGTACTGAATTGCTCGATAGTAGCGTTTGCCAACTGAGATGCTCGTGCCAATGTATCCGACACACGAACCATGTTCTCCATGTTGGCAACGGCATCATCTCTGATTGAGAGTCCAAGAGCAGACTGAGCATCTGTGAGCAAGTCAGTGGCAAGAGCCATGTCGAACATACCGGCTTGTGCAAACTGAGCAACCGCTGGCATGGCCTTGATCGAGGCGGTCGCATCCAAACCTGCGGATGCTAAGAAGTAGAAGCTCTCTGCGGCTTGCTCTGCGGAGAAGGTAGTGCTCTTGGCAACTTCCCTAGCGGTGGCCGCCATGTCCTCTCTCATCGCATCCGAGAGGTCTCCCATGATGGCTGTGGACTGAGTTAGTGCGGCATCGAACTTTGCAAACTCTCTAACGGAAACTGCGGCAACTGTACCGACTGCGGCGGCGGCGGCGGCGGCAGTGGCGGCGGCGGCTTTACCAAACTTCTTAAGGCCAGACTCGGCTTGCTTCAGGCCCTTATCATCGAGCTTGAATACGATTGGATAATTGATAGCCATTAGCCACGCCTCGCAATCTTCTTGCTAAATTCTTTGGCGGCTCTATCTAAGATGCCACCTGCAATCTTCTGGAGTGATTTTTTCTCGGCTAAGAAGTATCCGTAGCCGAATCGACCGGCCTTGAATTTCCATGGAGCCCTGCCTCTTGATTCCATCTCTCTAACCATTGCACGGCCCTGCCCGGCTTGGCGTGTTCTTATCGTGCCGGATGAGCCACGGCGAGTAAACTCTTTAGAGCGTGGCCTAGTGAACTGGAAATCCCTTGATCCTGCAACTTCAGCAATGTCGAATCCAGCACCTTGGCCTTTACCCTCGAGCACGATTGAAACTATTGGAACCTGCTTAGAGTCTCTGCGAATACGAGCCGGAGCAAAGCTAACTCGAGCCTTAGCACCAGTCCATCGAGTGCGGCCAGAGTGATTGAATCCAGAGAGTGGAGCTTCGGTTGGAACCTTAGCGGCGATTGCTTTAGCGGTTGGCATGATTGCGGTTCGCATCTCCTTGCGAAGAGCTTTGACGGCATCTTTGTCAATCTTGCCCATGTCACGAATGGCTTCTTTGATACCTGTGACTTCTACTTTGTCATCGAATAATAGCAACGCACACTCCCTACCGTAATAGTTTACCGCCATAAGGGAAAACCCTCCCCGAAGGGAGGGCTTTACCGTTTACGCCGTGATTGAGCTTTATTCTGCTCTTGGCTTCGGTGTATCAAATACCGGCCGAGTGTCCAAAGCATTCTAGGCTCAAGCTCCATGAGCTCTCGAGGGGAGATGCCAGTCTCACAAGCAATCGATGCGATGTACCAGTGTTGGCTCTCATCCCCGAGGCCCCTTATTTTTTTGAGTCTATTGCCGAGACTTCTTCTACTGTTTCAGTCCACTTCTCGAACTCGAGCTTGGTAGCCCCAGTCCTCTTCTCCACGCTATACGCAAAGAAGTAGAAGTAAGTGAGCCGGGGGTCTTTGTCGATCCCGGCCGCACTTCGGTCGAACTTCGCCTCGAATGCGATGAAATCAGCGGCAACCGCTGTTACATCCTTCTCGGTTCCATCTTGATACTTTATGTGCAGATTGATCATGTTTCTCCTATTTAGGCGGTGGCCCTTGTGACCTCACCGGTGACTGGCCAAGTGGTGGAAAGCGTAGCCAAATCACCCACTGAGCTGTCTAGTGGGCTGTACTGTACAACTAGGGCTGTTCCGCTGTATGCAGGGTTTGTGGCCGAAACGGTTCCACCCTGAGGCAGAATCTCCCAGCTAACCTCTGAGCCGAGCAGTGGCCATAGAGTTGCATCTACTGAGTCAGCTCCGAAGTCTTGGTGCCACTCTAGTGTGAGGGAAGCATCCTTTAGCCCTGCAATCCTTGTGCGGAATGAGTTGCCGAATGCGGTGGTCTCCTGCTCATCTGCGGAGACCTCAAGGGTTACTGCCGCAATCGAAGAGCTGAAGTCGGTGGTACCCAATGTAATTGAGTAGTCGGTGGTAACGAACTTTGCCATCCGTTTGTCTCCTTTAGTTTGCGTAAACGGTCACGGTGTAATCCATGCCTATGTATGTTGTTCCATTCAATTCTACCGCCCCGATGCTGTTCATCGACACTACTCGCACATCATAAGCCGAGCCCGAGAGAGTCTTGTCGGACTCCACGGCAGTCTTGATTGATTTGTCCCCGGTGTTGCTTGCATAGAGATTTAGTCTCTCTTGTGCCGCTCTTTCCGAAGCTCTGCCGACCACCACGCTAATCGTAAAGTTGTACTGGGTAAGTCCACGCTGAAACGACTGGTCATAGTCGATCGTGTTTAGCACCACAATGGCGGCCGGGAAACTTGGGTTATCTGGAATCTCAGAATAAGCTCGAAGCCCCGAGATGGTCTCGAGGTTTGTCTCTATCCCATTCCGGATGTCTGAGATGGTCACTAAGCCATCCTTATCTTCTTGAATGGCATAATCATTGCTTCCACATCGGGGTCGAGCCTTGAGACTCGAATAATTCCGATGTCACCGAAGCCAGCCACACCAAGAGGCGAATCGTTTCGGCGGAAGATTCTTGAGGCCAAGATAACCGTGGCTTGCTTGATAGCGGTCGGGATTGCACTCCATCCGAATGTGCCGACTACCTGCACGGTGGCTTCTCCGCCATCTATGGTGAAGAGGTAATCACCAACCGCACGAATCTGAGTGCTTGGGGAGGGTATGCCTCCGACAATTCCATTCAGTGGCTCGAGCTGTCGATCAGCCGTGCCCCAAGTCAAATCATAAGCACCATCGGCGGCCGATGAAGTCTTGAGAGAAGTGAGAGAAACTAGGTCATCGATTTCGACCACATAAGAATCCCGAGGTACATAGTACCGAGTTGCATCTGCCTCTTGATAGAAAATACGCTCACAAGCTTGGTCAATCTCTCGAGATGCCGCTTCGATTGCAAGCTCGATAAGAGCATCATCGATGTTGTCATCTATCCTGAGACTGGCCTTGACTTCGCTAAGTGAGGCATAGCCGTTAGTGATTGCCACAATAAACCTCCGGCTTCTATTCTACTTTGTGAGATGCTCTCTGAAGTAGGGGAGCCACTTGTCCATCCAAACCTTCTCGATGTCGAATTGCTTGGCCGAGTCAATCGATGTCTCGCATCTGCCTCGAGGTGCGTTATACGCCTCTTCCATGGCATTCACTACTGAGCCCACATTCGGCACTTGGTAGTAAGCACCCTGATTTTCATCCCAGAAGAGTTGTCCGGCAATTGCATACGAGGTGTCGGAGATTAGGTCTGGTGGAGCAGTCCAGCTCGAAGCGATGGTGCGAGTTCCCACACTCATAGCCTCGATGAGTGGTACTTGAAATCCCTCTCCATAACTTGGGCCGAGCAAGAAGTCCATGCCCTCATAAATTGCCGCCATCTCCTGATCACTGAAGCCGTACCGAAGCCTTACATTGTCCGGAAAGATTACATTGTCCGGCGGTATGTTATTCACCTTCAGAAGCCTTGGGATGTCGAACCCATTCAGAGCCCGGCTTGGCTCGGCGTGAATGTATAGATAAGAGTTCGGATACTTCTTTACATGGACTCCGAAGGCCATGATGTTTTCAGCGTATGCCTTCCGGTGCACGAGTCCAGAGTTAGCTTTGTTTGCGGCAACCATGCCAAAGATAAAGTCATCCTCTTTGAGCTGGAAGAACTCTCTGGGCTTTACCCCATCGATTTTGTGACCGGGTTTGTAAACCTTGGTATCAATTGTGTGGGGGATGTACGGTGCTTCGATTCCTAGCCGACCCATCTGCCTTTGCCCATCGGGTGCCATAGCGATTGTCTTTACATTCGGCTTCTTTATCCAACTGGCAACCTCGAGGGGAACACTGGAGTGATCGATGGGAGTCCATGAGTGAATCTCCAATTCATCGAGCTTCTTATTCTGGTGCAACACCCAAGTGTCATACAGAGTCATGAGCATCGAGGGCTCATCCCGATTGAGCGTAAAGTGCTTGTAATGCACCGGAGTCATGTCCACTGAGTAGCCGGTGTAACTCTTTGGGTAGAGAGTCACATCTCCGTGCTTGGTCTTGTACTTGCCAATCTCACCCTCTTGCCCATAGTTGCAATGGACTGCGGTGCGGATTCCGTGCCGTGTCATGCGAGTCACGAGCTGGTCTATCTGTCGGCCATAACCTGATTTTGTTTCCGGTGAGTTTGTGTACCACATCACCGAGCCGCTTAGCTGTTCGTACTGAGTTGGATTTCCCTTTTTCGCCATGGCCTAATACTAGCCAAAAAAGAGACCCGGGGTGCAATCTGCAACACCCCGGGCCTCAGCCTGTTTGTGAGTACTATGCGGCAGAGCCGATGAAGTACTTCACTGCATCTGCATTTGCGAGGTCACCATCTGCTCGTGCGATTGCACGGAAGGTGGTTACATCGGTGTTGAATGCATAGTCGCTGGACTGGCTTAGCTGGATTCCACCGGCTAGGCGAACCTTGTAGTTCGCTAGGTCACCAAAGATGACCGACTTTGCTCCGGTGCCAACTGCGGCCATGTGGACATTCTCCCTGACTGAGTAGCCGAAGAGCTGGTCTGGCTCTCCAACACGGATGTCATAGAAGTAGCGGCCATTGTCATCCTTTAGCTGTCGCATTGCGGCGGCGGCGGTTGGGCTGACCATGAAGCCGGCGGTGGTACGAGTGCGGTAGCCCTGATCGACCGAGTAGATGAGATCAATGAGCTCATCTCCGGTGAAGCCACCTGCGGTACCTGCACCAGTTACACCGGAACCTGCGGCGGTAACGATACCGTTAGGGTTGCCAGTTCCATCACCAGTGGTGTGCTCGGAGTTCAAGATGTAACCAAGTGCGTTACCTGCCTGCTCTGCGATGACACGAGAGATGTCAAATCCGGAGTCGGTGAGCAGCTCATTTGAGACTGGCACGAGAACGCCGTACTTGATTGCACCGAGGGTGATGTTGGTGAAGGTTGGGTCGCTCGATGGAAGAGCTGAACCCTCTGCCTTTAGCTCGGCAGTTGAGTATGCACTCATTACTGGGTAAACAATGTCCTCACCTGAAGTGGTGTTGAACACCTCTGAGGTCTCCAGAATCGGGCCCACGGCACGAGCGGCCATGAAAACCTGATCTGCGAAACCGGTAGGCACGGTCGAGCTGGAAGAGGTGAGTGTACGGAACTCGAAGTTACCCATGCGGCTCTCACCGTTTAGTACCGAGCGAAGCACTGCCTCATCGGTGTTGGTCTCTGCTACTGGGATGAATCCCTTAGCGGCAGTCGAAGCCTCGACCATACGCTCTTCGTTACGCTTTGCGGCAGTGATTGCCTCATCCGCACGAGAGATGTCTGCCTCAATTGCGTTGATTTTGTTGATTTCTTCGGAGTCTAGCCCACGGCTCTCTGCCTCAGCACCATCGATAACATCTTTGATCTGAGAGAAGAGGTTTGCCCTAAGCTCCTCCTGAGAACGGATAAACGAACTCATTAGGTTCCTTTCAGGATAATTTATCTTCTTATTTCGACCGAGCTAACTCAGGCCATCGAGCGGAGCTGACTCACGCCACGCTTACAATTTTACCAGCGTAGTGACCGCAAAGCGTTACATTAGAACCATGGGGAAGCCATTTAGCCAGAGCCTCTTCGCTCGATACGACAAAGCGGCGAAGAATGCCATGATTGATTACCTCACCGATTTGGGATGGGATGTGCGAGAGAACCCTGACCAATACGGTATCGACCTGCTATGTGAGTCGGAGACTCGAAGCATTCAAGTCGAAGTGGAGGTCAAGGTTTACTGGCAAGACCGGTTCCCATTCAAGACTCTTCACATTCCATTTCGGAAAGCTAAGTTTGCCAATGATGATTCGGTGTTTGCGATTTTGAGTAATGATCTGACTCGAGCCGCACTGGTCTCCGGCAAGAGTCTCTTGGGTTGCACGGTGGTCGAGAAGTTTACAAGTCAGACCGGTGACAAGCAAGACAAGTTTTTCGAGGTTCCGCTCGAGCGAATAGAGTTCGTGGAAATAGAAAACCCCGGGCCCTAATTAGGGGGAAACCGGCCCGGGGTCACTGAGGGGGAATGGAGACTAACTATCTCAGCTCTGAGATTTCCGTTACTCTGGTCTCCTTAGAAGCCTTCTCAGCTTTTTCTGTTTTGACCTCTGGCTTGCCGTGCATCTCATTCCAGATTGCATCGGCCCACACATCGGCCAAGTCTTTGATCGCTCCGGAGCTAGGATTGCCAGCTTTGTCCAGAATAATTTTCTTGATTGTCGCTTTATCTGCCATGGTTATCTCCTCTAAATGGCCTTCATGAGTGCGGCAAGCTTCTTCTTCTTGAGTTCGAGAAGAGCCTTGCCTTCATCCTCCGGCTCATCCGGAGTTACCTCTTCTGCCGGTACCTCTTCAGATACCGGGGTGAGAGACTTGATCACACTGTCGAGCAGTGAAACATCTTCCGGCGAAATCTCTTCGCCAGTCTCAAGCTTGATAAGAGCATCGGCCAAAGCATCGGCATCGACCTCTGCCCTCTTTGCAACCTTGTCGAGTCCACGAACCGATGCGGTGCCGGCAGTTTGAGTGTATGCCGGGAATGGAGTTATGGAAACCTCGTGGAGTCTAACACTTTGGAGGGTACGCTCATTGCCATCGGCACTCCACTCATCCTTGACAACCGAGAAGCCGAAGCTCATGCCATCCACATCTCCACGCTTGAGAAGCTCGGAAGCATCACGGCCGGCGGTGGTGTTTGGCAGAAGTGCATCTACCTTGAGGCCCCTGGCATCTTCTACCAGTGAGAGTGTTCCGGCACGGCTCGATCCGAGCACGGTTCCGGTGTCGTGGTTCCAGAGAAGCTTGATGTCGTTACGAGCCCGGAGTGAACGGCGGAATGCTCCCGGTGCGATTCTCTCAGTGAATGGGAGCGGTTGGCTTGGTTCGTTGAACACTGCGGCATAACCGCTGAATCTCATGCCATCGCCCTCTTCACGAATCTCAAAATCCGTGAGAGTGTTTCTAGTCTCTAACTTACCCAAAGCTTCACCCTTCGCTCTGCCTTCGTTTTCTGCTTCTATTCTACTCGTAATGCCTTCAGCATAAGCACGAGTACGCTCTGCACCTCTTGGAGTTGGTACGGCACCCCAAAGATAGAAGGCCACCGCTCCAGCTCCCGGGAAATCATCATTGCTCGGCTGATTCTGCGGAGCTTCCAAATCTACAAGATGGCGAGCTATCCATGCCGCAATCCTCTTGTATTTATCGGCAGTCACATTTCCCTGAGCCATGGCCCTAGCTTCACGAATGGTTTGCTCGGTCACTCCATCGCCGGCCAAGCCTTCACGGTACAACTCGAGTCCACGGCGAGCGGCGGCTCTCATGTATGCCGGAGCGGTCAAATCTACATCTCTAGTCTCGGCCCTATAACCTTCATTGCCTTCCCATGCATTGCAGTAGTAATCACCACGCACATAGTCATCCCATTTGGAGCAGTAGCTCAAGCCCTCTTCATTCTGCTTGTCCTCTTGATAGAAGAAGCAGTTACCACAAGCCCTGCCTTCCGGAACACCCTCAGAGTTTGCCGGCCGATAAGCATCTGGGAGTGCCCGAAAAGATTCGCCATCGTATTCGCCACCCGGATCAAGCTCTTCAGAGAGGCTTATAGCAATCATGTGATTAGTTGCCGCTTCTTTATTCGGGTGGCAATAGACCAACTCACCATCTTCCTTCACAAGTGCCCAATTAGAGCACTCGGGATGGCGGTCGGTGATGAAGTATGGCATTAGTCTCTCTTTAGAATTGCGAGCTTATTATTTGGGACTTGGGAGATAGCGTTAAGGGATTCGCCTTGATAGAAGGTGAGCTCGATTTTGTCACCACCATTTAACTTGACTCCACCATCTGCGGTTCCACCCAACCAGATAGCGTTGCCGCCATTGAACCTTTCGCTAAATCCGAGTTGAAAATGAATGTCGGTATCCTGATTGCCCTGATTCGTGAACTTGAAACCATACTCGGTGCTTGGCTCGAGGGTAATAATCTTGCCAGAAGTTATTCCTCCGCCGGCCTTCTTATCGGCTGAAGCAATTTCGGTAACAATGGCAGTTCCACCGGTAAGAGCGGTTGCACCTTCTAACACCGCATCGTATGTGTCTGGCTCATTCCGGTTTAGGTTATACGCTGGGAATACCGTGCCGTTTGTGGTTACGGTTCCCCCCTCGATTAAGTCTGCCCTAACCTCTTGGCTGTCTGTATCGATGCTGTAATACTCAAATTGAGCACCATAAGCTCCAGTAGTGAAGCTGAATTGAGTTGTGGCTGCTGAACCAAGTGTGAATACTTCATCGACTAGGAATACATTCCCTGCTCGAGAATACGCACCCACATTGTCTGCCGGTGCTAGATTCTCGAAAAGAATTCTTTGAGTATCTACCGATGGATAGACCACCTGAGTTTCGGTGGTACCAATGGTTATTACTTGGTTAGTAACTGCCATTAGTCTTGCCTAACTGCGACCACTCTCACGCTAGTTGCATCGGCACTAGCAATTGCGTAAAGCGAATCACCGGCCTCGATTTGAAATACGGTGTTATTGCTTCTCCATACTCGGAAGCCGTTTGCGGCAGAGACATCTGATGGGCCAACATAAATTTCAGCATCTCCATCGTAGTCACCATTCTGTACATACACATACTGCGAGTTATCATCTGGCCAAGCGATCTGAGTTGCCGCCGTGCCCACTGATACCGCTGTTCCTATTACTGGCATTTATACTCCATAGACTGATTCGGGATCTTCGGGATCGATTTGTGACACTCCTTGTAGCTGTACGCTTGGGAGTCCTGTGTGGTCGATGGCCGGCAACCCGAATGCGGCAAGTACCTGCCCGGGCTCGTATCCAACCATGACCAAATCTCTTGCCATCTTGACCTTCTGTACCTCAGAGCTAACTGTGGCCTCTTCCACATTCACATTAGCTAGTGGCACTCGAACGGTGTTGGCACTTGCATCTTCTATCGGGCTCAAGTCTTCATAGCGGCGAACATCATTGATTGTGTAGTAACCGGCTTGCAGTCCGACTGAATAGCTCTTGGTGCGAGTTTCGATGTCGGCCCTGAGAAGCCCATCTAGGTTCCACTTTAGAAATGCCGACTCTCCATTCGGAGACCTAGACAAAAGCGGTGAGAATCCACTCTCGAGCTTCTGGACTATCGGCCTGAGGCAGTGTGTCACCCAAGCAAGGTTATTCTGCTCGACCGATGCGAAACTCATTCCCTTGTCGGCTAGGCCAAGAAGGTGCGGTGGGATGTTGAATGCTCTGGCAACATCTGCCACGGCGTGGTCTCGAGCTTCGAGTAGCTGTGACTCTTGTGGATCAACACTGGTCGGCTTGTAGCTTGCTCCTCCAGATAGAACGGCAGTGCGGTGAGCTCGGCTCCATCCACGGTGTCGAGAGTCGAATGCCTCTTGCAGATTCTTGGCTTGGTCGCTGGTAAGTGAGCCCGGAACTTCTAGCACTCCCGAGGTGTGAGTGCCAGTCCCAAAGAATCGGCTGGAGTAATTCTGGAGAGCGATTGCGAGCCCCCAGTTTTCCTTTAGGGCATCGACTCGAGAGACTCCACGCATCGCACCGGGCTTGACCAC